TCTTCATCTAAAGATTCTATAGCATCTCTAGTATTTGTTAAATTTTGAAGTCCGTTTAAACCTTCTTTTTTGGTATTTCCAATATCTTGAGCCATTACATATTATATTCTGTTGAGTTATCCCCATCACTCTTTTCTTTATTTAATAGACTATTTAAACTCTCTCTATCTTCTAATGATAAACTAGTACTAATATTATTACTACTTAATTCTTTTTGAACTAATGAACTTTGAATTTTAGCTAATTGTATTTTTTTCTCTAGAGCAGAATCTATTACTTTTTGTTGTTCTTTTATTACAGGACCTAATTGTTGTAAATCGTCTGGTCCTTGCATAAAACTTAACATTTTGTTCTGTATACGTATTGCTGTAGTTCTTTGTTCTACACATTCATTGTAGACTTCTTGTAATAGAGCCAATACACTTTCTTGGTCTAACTTGATTTGTTTTTTTTTAGCTCTCGGCATAATAAATAAATTTATTGCATAAATATTACAACAAGAAAAATCTTAATCTTTATAACCCTCAATAAGTCCTTTATAGATTGTTTTGAATTTTTTTAATGAACTTCTAATTTCTTTTGTAGATAAATTAGTCATTTCCCTTAAGTTCAAAAGAACTAAGTTTTTGTTGAATTTATTTCCTTGACCGTGTATAAATATTTCATCATAATTAGTAAAAACTTCCATTAAGGCTGAACCTATTTTAATTTCATTTTCATTTAATTGTGTTGTGGCCATAAAGTCTTCTATTTCATCAACCAGTTGAATGAAAAATTTACTAGTGTCAGACTCTTCATGATTACCCATATAATATACTTGGTCTGGTCTTTCTTCTATGGATTTAGAAATGTCTTCATAAGATACATTCCTATTTTGTAATTTTTGGTCTTTAATTATTTGTCCCATCAAATAATTTTTACAAATAGTACCAAAATATGAATAAGCTTTTTTACCTTTTTCTGGTTTAAACTTTTCAGCTTTAGTTATCAAAAAAGAAAGGACATCGGCATGGATGTCCCTAAATTCTTGATTTTTACGATACAATTTATATCTCCTAATGATACTATCTATCATTTTATTTAATGGTTCATATAAATAATTTACATATATTTCATTTCTTTCAGTTAAGGTAGTTGCGGTTAAAAACATTTTAACCGCATATTCTTGTTCCTCACCGAAATACATGGTATTTTTAGATTTAGGTCTAGGCATTTAAACATTATTCTTCAGTATACTTTATTTGTCTATCACTACTGAAGAAATACTCTTTTTTAGCCGTATCAATCCAAAATGATGCTTCTTTACTATCAATTAATTCATCTTTATTAAATTTGTAATTCCAAAATAAAGAATCTGGTCTCATGTTGGTATGTTTATATCCAACTTTAGGAATTGTAAATACTTTCAAATCGTTATAAGTAGCTCTAAGTAAAAATTCATAAACAAATGTTAATCTTATACTACTTTTAAATCCACCAATTTCTTCAAAACTTTCTTTATTGATAACCATACCACTGGTTTGGAAATTAGGATATCTTAATAAACATTCATTATCTAGGTAACCCATTTTATCACTAAAATTCATAGCCCAAACAGCCTCGTTAGTGAAATTAATAAATTCACCTTCAGCTGTAACATCAACTACTAGAGGTAAGAAAACATCAACATCTGTATATTCTTTAGAATATTTCGCAACATTTTTAAACCAAATTGTAGAATATTCATCATCGTACTCTAACACAGAAAACCATTTAGTTTTTACATTTTCAACACCAAAATTTACTTGACCCATAAAAGAAGTGTCATCTAAATTTTCAATAATTTCAACATCTAAATTTTCAAAATCAAATTTATCTAAATAGTTTTTAAGTTTTAAATCATTACTTCTAACAATTAAAAGTTTTGGTTTATCTTCTACAGTTTGTGTAGTTATACTTTTAATTGCGTTTTTAAATAAATCATCAGTCTTTTCATTTGTTACATGAATAGGTAATATAATTGTTAAATCTTTCATTTTAGTTTTCTTCGTTTACGGTAAGTTTATTAATTGCGTTTTCTAATTCTTCTTCTTTAACTTTCATTAACTTCTCAATGAATACGTTAACTTCTTTATTTTGTTTTTCATAAGTGTAAGTAGAGACAGTTTCTTCCATTTTTTCAAACAATTCGGTTGGTACAGAATCTTCTAACCAAGTTTTAATATAAGCATTAATAACATCAACTAATTGATTAAATTCATAACTCCAAAAACCATTTTCTTCTTGTAACCACTCTGGTTTCAAATTAGGTATTTTACCAATTACTGGTACACCACTTTTCATACATTCTAATGGGAACGTACCAAAACCAGAAATATCATCTACCCAAACACCTACAGCCACATCTTGCAATGTATCAGCAAATGATTTAGTAGACATTCCTCTCATATCTCTAAATGTTATCCATTTAAACTGTGGATATCTAGCATAGAAAGTTTTAACTATTTTCATTGTATCTCTAGGTTCTCTAGTATGAATTGCTACTAATGGTTTTCCTGGTTTTTCACTTTTATTAAAATCTTCAGTAATTGATGGTGGAATAACACTAACTTCCACATTTGGGAATACAGATAAAATATATTCTTTAGATATTTCTGATGTAGTAATTACTTGTGTGTAACCATAGTTTGCCCAATTAACACCAGGTTGTAACATTTCAAAAATATAATCATATGATTGACATAAAACAACTTTAGTACAAGCCATGTTTTTTGTTTGTTCCATTACATGTCCAAATAATTCTGGCACAATTAATACATCTGAAGGACCTACTGATAAATCACCAGAACTAACACAAGCGTGTGGTAATTGAGAATATTCTTCACCTAACCACTCACTGATGGACATCCACTCACCATTTTGTGAATCATTAATTTTATAATCTTCATTTTCATGTAGAATAAAAGCGTTATATCCAGCGTCAATTAAAGATTTAACCATCTGATAATTATATCTAACAGAAGCTTTAGGATTACCCTTTGTATCTTGGGTCAAGATAAAAATTTTAGATTCTTTATTTTTAACTAATTGTAGTGAATCTTCTATTTTTTTTACGTTAATGTTACTTGCCATTTTTTAATTTAATTTACTTCTTTTATTATTTTATATTGAATTAAGGTATTAAAAGATAATTTAAATGGAAAACTTAAATTATCAAGACTTTTATACCCCATCTTTTCATCAATTTCTTCATTGGTAGATAATAGAACATCTATTAATAATTTTACCATTTCATATTTTGCAGCATTTATAGCAAAATCATATTCCATAGGGTCAGTTTCTGATTTATTTTCATCATCCACAATTTCTGATTTTGATTTGTCTAACATTATAAAATTCATCATTTCATCTAAATCTATAACCATTTTACTGCCCATTATGTCAACTTGAAATTCTTTAATCGAGTTCATTTCTTTCAATATATTCATGTTCTACTAAATTTTTTATCGATGGAATTTGAAAAATGTTTTTATTTTTTTCTTCAGATTCTTTTTGTTTTATTTGTATATAGGTTACGTCAGAATTATTAATGAAATTTTTATTATTAGTTATAATAATATCTGCTTTTTTATTTACTGTTTCAAAATCCTCTAAACCGTAAAATTCTATATTATCAATTAAAACACCAATTCTAGCCAAAAACATTAAAGTGGCTGGTTTAGATTTTTCAATTTCATTAGAAAATAAAACTATATGATGTTTATCTCTATATTTTTTATAAAATTCATTAATCATAAGTGAACCACCTTCTTCACATTCATTAGAATAACCGAATATCCTCATAGGACATTCCACATACATATATTCTAATAAATCTTCTTTTGTTTCAAAATTTAAAAATTCTTGTAAATCTTCACCATTATATTCTTCAGGTAATTCATGTTCTAAATTGTCAGCTTTATATACTTGTATAGTCTTAGAATTTATATTTCTAAGTATATTATTAATTTCTATATAAATCTTTTTTTTCATTAATTAATTGTAA